GTGCCAGGTGTGGGCGGTCGAGGCGGTGCAGTTCCAGGAGTTCCTGCGCGCCGAGCTGGTCAAGCGCTCGGCGGCGCGCGGCGCCCCGGTGCCGGCGCGCGCCGTCACGCCCATCGCCGACAAGCTGCTGCGCATCGAATCGCTGCAGCCGCACATGGCGAACGGACTGATCCGGCTGCACCCGAGCCAGACCACGCTGATCGACCAGCTGCGCCACTTCCCGAAAGCCGACCACGACGACGGCCCGGACGCCCTGCACATGCTGTGGGCGGCGGCCCAGTCCGGCCGGGGCAGCGCCAGGGTGATTCACGGCCGCAGCCGGCGCCAGACGCCCGACTTGCTGAAAGGATACTGATGGCCAGGCTCTCCGACCTCGTCGCCCCCGTCGCCACGCGCGCCCGCTCGCTCGACTTCAGCGCGCTGGGCCTGTGGCTGCCCAACCCCGACCCCATCCTCAAGAGTCAGGGCAAGGACATCGCGGTCTACCGCGACTTGCGCGTCGACGCCCATGTCGGCGGCTGCATCCGGCGCCGCAAGAGCGCCGTCAAGGCGCTGCAATGGGGGCTGAGCCGCGGCCGGTCGCCCAGTCGCGTCTATGAGAGCGTCAAGGCCATTCTCGCCGGGCTGGACATGGAACGCCTGATCGGCGACTGTCTGGAGGCGTGCCTGTACGGCTACCAGCCGCTCGAAGTGATCTGGCGGCGCGATGGCGCGCTGCTGGCGCCCGACGAAGTGCGCGCCCTGCCGCCCGAATGGTTCTGCTTCAGCGCGGACGGCGAGCTGCGTTTCAGGACGCGCGAGCGCCCGCTGGAAGGCGAGAAGCTGCCCGCGCGCAAGTTCCTGTTGCCCCGGCAGGATGCCAGCTACGCCAACCCCTACGGTTTCCCCGACCTCTCGATGGTGTTCTGGCCGATGGTGTTCAAGAAGGGCGGCACCAGGTTCTGGCTGGCCTTCACCGAGAAATACGGCATGCCCTTCCTGCTGGGCAAGGGGCGCGAGGGCGCCACCGACGAAGAGCTCGCCGCGCTACAGGACAACGTCGAGCGCATGATCGCCGACGCCACCGCCACCGTGCCCTTCGGCACCGAGATCGACGTGCTGGAGATCAAGAGCGGCGCGGCCAGCGCCGACCTCTACGAAAAACTGGTGCTGCACTGCCGCTCCGAGGTGAGCATCGCGCTGTTGGGCAGCAACATGGGCATGGAGAAGGACAGCAACCGCGCCACTGCGGGCGCCGGCCTCGAGGTCGCCAACGACCTGCGCGACGGCGATGCCGAGATCGTGGCCGCCGCCGTCAACTCGCTGATCCGCTGGATTTGCGAGTTGAACTTCGGCACGGTCGAGGCGCCGGTCTGGTCGCTGTGGGACCAGCAAGCCAGGGACGACCTGCGCGCCCGCCGCGACGAGCTGCTGACCAGGAGCGGCGCCAAATTCACCAACGCCTACTGGATGCGCGAGTACGGCCTCGAAGAGGGCGATCTGGTCAGCGGCGAACCTTCGAGGGACGCAATGGCGAACCCCGCGGAAACTTTTGGTTCGCAAAACCCGCCCGCCGCCCATGCCGCCGCGCCCGCCGCCCATGCCGCCGCGCACGCCGCCCATGCCGCCGCGCACGCCGCCCATGCCGCCGCGCCGACGTTCCCCGACCAGGCGGCCATCGACGGCCTGCCCGACCCGGACGCCGCCGTGCTGGAACCCTTGCTGGCTCCCATCCTCGCCGAATTGATGCAGGGCATCGGCCCCGACGAAATGCTGCGCCGTCTGGCCGAGTGGTATCCCAAAATGGACGATCGCGCCCTCACCGAGCTGCTCGCCCGCGCCATGTTCGTCGCCGAACTGCATGGCCGCCTGGCCGCCCAGCGGGAACGCGCGCCGGCCCCGGTCATCAACAATTACATCACCCTGCCGGAACAGCCCGCGCCCGCGGTCGATCCCGTCCGGCAGGACGCCCATGCCGCCCGGCTGGCGGCCGAGCCGCCCGTCGTCAATGTCACGGTGCAGGTGCCGGAGCAGCCCGCCCCGGTGGTGAATGTCGTCAATGAAGTCGCCGCCCCCGGCGTTACCGTCGAGGTGCAACCCGCCCCGGTCAATACCGTAGTAACGCATCCGGCCCGCGCCATCCAGACCGTGGAGCGCGATCCCGAGTCGCTCGAAATCACCCGCACCATCACCCACTACGAACAGGAGTGAATCATGGCCATCCAGTTTTCCGTCGCCGTCCGCAACGCCCGCCTCGACGCCATCGAAACCGCCATCGGCACGGCGGCGATCATGCGCATCCGCACCGGCGCCGCGCCGGCTTCCTGCGCCACCGCCGATTCCGGCACCGTGCTGGCCACGCTCAACCTGCCGTCCGACTGGATGGCCAACGCTGCGTCCGGCAGCAAGGCGATGAGCGGCACATGGCAGGATTCCGCTGCCGACGCTTCCGGCACTGCCGGGCACTTCCGCATCTACGATTCCGGCGGATCGACCTGTCACTTGCAGGGCTCCGTGACGGCGACCGGCGGCGGCGGCGACCTGCAAGTGGATAACGTCAGCTTCGCCACCGGCCAGCAATTCACGGTCACCAGCTTCACCCTCACCGACGGCAACGCCTGACCATGCCCATCACCACGTTAGATCAACTGATCGCCGCCCCCCGGCAGCGGGTGGGCATCCTCAAGACGGCCTCGATGACGACGGCGGCGACCATTCCGTTCACCGTGTTCGCCCAGGCCGGCAATCCGGGCGCCGGCACGCTGGCCGGCTCATCCACGGCGGCGGGCGTGGTGCCCACCGATGCGGATGCCGGTTTCCCGACGATCAACGCCTTCGGTTCCGGCGCCACCGGCCATATCGGCAAGGTCGAATTCGGTTCTTCCGTCGCCTGCCGGCTCACCTTGTTCGACATGCTGTGGAAGGGCGGGGCCTATGCCTTCAACGCCAACCAGGCGGTCACGCCGCCGTCGTTCGCCGCGCGCGTGCCCGGCGGCAACGATTTCGTCGGCACCGAATTATGGTTCGAGCAGGTGACGGCGGCGACCGGCGTCCAGTCCGTCACCGTCACCTACACGAATCAGGCGGGCGTGACCGGGAGGAGCACCGGCGCCGTTTCGCAGGGCACGGCCGGCATCGTCGGGCGCATGACGCCCATGCCGCTACAGGCCGGCGATACCGGCGTGCAGGCCGTGACCAACGTCGCGGGCAGCGTGGCCACGGCCGGCACCTTCAACGTGCTGGTGATGCGCCGGCTATGGACGGGGCGCGTGCGCATCGCCAACGATGGAGACGTCCACGACTTGCTCAAAACCGGCATGCCGCAGATTTTCGACAACTCCGCGCTCACTCTCGTCGTGCAGACCGACGGCACGGCCAGCGGCGTGCCGGAAGTGGTGTGCGAAATCGTCAATGGTTGACCCGTGTCCAGGAACGTCTTCCGGAGGCAAGCGAGCGGGCGGCTGGGCGCCGATGCGCTATACCGCTGGGGCAGGAGCAACGCCGCCCAGCACATCGGGGCGCAGTTCTTCGAGCCTGCGACGTCGGCCAGCCAGGGCAGCGCGGCGGTCACGCTGGGCGCCGCCACGCTGTCGGCCGCCGGCGCGGTGCGCATCGCCGGCAACGCAGCGGCCACCCTGGGCACGGCGACGCTCGCCGGGCTGTCCGCGCTGACGCTTTCCGGGGCGGGGTCCGCCCAGCTGGGCACGGCGACGCTATCGGCTGCCGGCGCACTCGGCATTCGCGGCGCGACCGGCATCGTCCTTGCGGATGCGGCTACCGCCGGCAGCGGCGATCTGGCCATCGCCGGCGCAGCCGCCGGGCAACTGGCGCCGGCCACGCTCGCGGCCGCCGGCGCGGTGCGCATCGCCGGCAGCGGGGATGCGCTGCTCGATGCCGCCGCCCTGATGGCCGACGGCCATGTCAGCGACGCCAGTCTGGTGCTCTCGGCCGCCGCCATCGACGAGATCGCCGCCGCCGTCTGGGCCAGGACGCTACCGCTTGGCGATGCGCCGGTCATGGCTTACGGGACGCACCTGCCGTCGCCCGCCGAGATCGCCGCCATCAGTCATGCCGTCTGGGCCAGGTCGCTGCCATGACGACGGCCGGCGAACGCTTATTGCATCTGGCCGGCGCGACCGGCAGCGCCGCCGCGCTGCTGCTGGCCATCGGCGCCGGCGCGACGACCGGGGCGGCGCTGGTCGATCATTCCGGGCTGCCGACGGGCAGCGCCGCCGAGCATCTGCTGGCCAAAAGAACTGCCGTCCCGCCGGCGCCGACTTTGCACCATGGCGGTGCGTCCGGCCGGGGGTCTTCCCGCGCCGTGCGCATGCGCACCCGGCGCGACGACGAGCTGCTGTGGATGGCTGAAAAATGAAAAACAGCCAGCAAACCCGCATGGTTAAGTCATTTTCGCGTTCAAGGCCATTTTTGGGCCCGTGGAGCGAAAAAAAAGGCGGGGTGGCTATCCATACCCTACCCGCCTTGCGTTCGTCGAAAACAGCGCCAGCTATGGCGTTACTATGGGGCGCGTTACTCGTGGGTGAAAAATGCGCACCCTAGCCCCTGGTTTTATCCCGGGGGCCGACCAGCCCCCCGGTGATGGTCTGCCAACCGCGATGCGGCCACAGCGGGCAGTCCTTCGACGGACAGTTTTTGACGTCATTCTTGGTGACGTGGGAGTTGCGTTCTTCCTGGCCAAGGCAACTGTGATAGCAGTAGGCGGCGATCGCCAGCCTGGCGTTCGTCGGACTCCGTTGCGCCTTCTCTCGCGGGGAGAGTCTCGGCGGCTGCCTGGCTCGTTCAGTCATGTCGACGACGCATCTTGCGGGGACGCGCGCATCTTCCGCAAGACAGGGGGGATTGTCAATGGCTAATGTCACGGCCGCCGAGCTGGCCGCCCTGATGAACCAGCCGCCCGAGGCGGCGGTAAAGTTCTTCGAGGCCAAGGGGCTGGCGCTCACCTGGAACTGGCACGACCAGTGGCGCGACGTTCATTCGCGCGCTTTCACCGTCGCCAAGCTGGCGCGGGTGGACATCCTCCAGGATATGCATGAGGGCGTGCGGCGCGCGCTGGCCGGCGAGACAGAGGCCGCGTTCAAGAAGCGCATGGGCGCGCTGCTGCACCAAAAGGGCTGGTGGGGCAAAAAGATCGTCGTCGGCGCCGATGGCCAGGCCGAGGTGGTGCAGGAAGGCTCGCCGCGCCGCCTCTCCACCATCTACAGGACGAACCTGCAATCGGCCTACATGTCCGGCCGCTGGCAGCAGTTCGCCGCCGAGGCCGACGAGGCGCCCTACGTGCAGTACATCGCGGTGATGGACGGCCGCACCCGGCCGGGCCATGCCCGCTTCAATGGCCAGGTGTTCAGGATCACCGACCCGGTGTGGGGCGTGATCGCGCCGCCGAACGGGTTCAACTGCCGCTGCCGCTGCCGCAACCTGGATGCCCGCGAGCTGGCCCGGCGCGGCCTGCGCGTGCAGGAAAAGGCCGAGATCGTCGAGCAGGCGTTGCCGATCGGGCCGGTGGTCGACAAGCGCACCGGCGAATTCCATCCCGAAAAAGCCATTCAGCGCGGCGTGCGCATCCCCGACCCCGACCGGCCGGGCAGGACCGTCACGCTGTGGGCGGATCGCGGCTGGGATTACAACCCCGGTGCGGCCAGCCTCAAGCCCTTCACGCCGCCGCCGCTCGATACGCTGCCGCGCAGCTTCGCCCCGGGCGTGCAACTGCCCGATCTGCCCGCGCCGGCCCGCGTGCCGGCCGCCCGCCTGCTTCCCGACGGTCTGCCGCCGGAGGATTACGCCCGCGCCTTCCTGGCCGAGTTCGGCGCGGCCGTGGGCAGGCCGGTGGTGTTCCAGGACGCGAAGGACGGCGCGCTGGTCATCGACGAGGCGCTGTTCAAGGATGGGGCGGGAAACTGGAAGGCGGACAAGAATGGCCGGGGCCGTTACATGAGACTGCTGGCCGACGCCATCAAGACCCCCGATGAAATCTGGCTGCGCTGGGAAGAGTCGCGCGACGAGCCGGGGCATTGGCTGCTGAAACGGCGTTACCTGAAGAGCTTCGAGATCGACGACGGCGCGGGCGTCGACCCGCAGTATGGCCTGGCGGTGTTCGAGCACGGCAAGGATGGCTGGAGCGGCTCGACGGTCATGGTGGCGCAGCCGGATCGCGGCGCGGCGGCGCGCAAGCGCTACCTGGAGAGGCAGCGGGATGGCTTCCTGCTGTACCGCAAATGAAACAGCCCCCGTCGCCGACTCGATCGGGGGCCGCCGTGCGGTTCCTTTGGGCGCGTCAGTCGGAAGCTTTCATGACCGCAATCGACCGGCGTCAGTATAGGGTAGACCATGACCGCCTTCAAGATCGAAGTCGATGACAAGGCGGTGCGCCAGGCGCTGGCCGATCTGGCGGCCAGGTCGCGCGACATGGCGCCGGTCATGCGGTCGATCGCCCGGTTGTTGCGCAACACCGCCGAGGATGCCTTCGAGACACAGGCCAGTCCCTTCGGCGGCGCCTGGGCGCCGCTGAAACCCTCGACCCTGAAGCGCCGCAAGGGCGGCGGAGCGGGCGCGCGCATCTTGCAGGATAGTGG